GCGCTCGAGCTTGACGTGACGTTCGTGGCGATGGAGGACATCCGGGACGCGAAATCGTTCTTCATGTCGCTGGAGACATCGCTGATCTGGTTCAACGAGGTGCAGTTCGCGCAGTATGAGGTTTTCAGCGAGGCGGTAGGGCGCGTGTCGCCGCCGCGGTATCCGGCGGTGAAGGATGGCGGGTGCGCCTGGGGCGGGCTGATCGCGGACACGAACGCACCGCCGGCGGATCACTGGCTACCGATCATGCGCGGGGACGTGCCGGCGCCGGACTGGATGACCGAGGAAAAGCGGAACGCGCTGAAGAAGCCGGCGAACTGGGGCTTCTACATGCAGCCGGCCGGGCTGATCGAGAATTTCGAGGAATACACGGACGGCGAGGGGCAGACCTCGCGGCGGCTGGTCGGCTATTCGCCGAACCCGCACGCCGAGAACCTGAAGCACCTGCCGCCCGGTTTCTACGAGGAGAAGATCGCCGGCAAGACCAAGTCGTGGATCGATTCCAATATCATGAACCGGTCATCGGTGGTGACCGACGGCAAGCCGGTCTATCCCCAGTTCCGCCGCGAGGTGAACGTGTCGCTGCGGCCGCTCGAGATCGTGCCCGACGTGCCGGTGACGGTGGGGCTCGACTTCGGCCGGCAGCCGGCGGCGTCGATCGGGCAGATGCTGCGCAACGACTGGTTCATCCAGCGCGAATATATCGGGCGCGACATGAGCGCGGTGGAGTTCGCGCCGCTGCTCAAGACGTACCTGGCGCAGCAATATCCGGGCTTCACGTTCAATTTTTGGGGGGATCCGGCCGGCCAGCACCGCGGAGAGGCCACCGACAAGACGCCGTTCCAGGTGTTTGCCGAGAACGGGATGACGGTGCTGCCTGCGCCGAACCCGCAGAACATGCGGTCGATCCGCTGGGAGGCCGTGAACGGTGTGCTGATGCGGCGCTCGCAGACCGGGCGGCCGTCATCGCTGCTGATCGACCCCGGCTGCATGACGCTGATCACGGGCCTGTCGGGCGGCTATTTCATGCGGCGGCTGCGGATTTCGGGCGAGCGCTATTCGGACGAGCCGGACAAGAACCAGTATTCGCACGTCTGCGAGGCCTTCGAGAACCAGCTTCTCGGCGGCGGCGAGGGGCGGGCGGTGACGATGGGCAGCCATCCGACCGCGCCGGTGAACGCGTGGAACCGGCGCAAGAAGTCGATGCGGCGGGTGTCCTGATGCGCGAGGTCCCACCGTTCGGCATCGAGGCCCGGCGCTGGACGGTGGTTTTCCACAGGCGGGCCGAGAACTGGTTCTTCGCCGCGCTCGCGATGGGGCAGTTCAAGCACGTCTCCGCCTTCGCCTTTATCCCCGAGCTCGGCATCTGGACGATCTACGACGTCGGTTTCCGCCGCACGCGGCTCGTGCACCTGGCTGACACCGACCACGCCAAGACGATCCTGGCGCACATCGTCAAGGGAAACTGCACCGTGACGGTCGAGGCGCGTGACGATTGCCTGCCGCTGATGCGCGCCGGCCTGTTTTGCACCACCGCCATCAAGCACCTGATCGGGGCGCGCTCGCGTGCGTTGCGGCCTGACCGCCTGTTCCGCCACCTCGTCGCGCAAGGTGGAGTGGTCAGGGACGATGGAAGCCGAGAAGCCAGCCGAGAAGCCACAGATCGCGGAAGATCCGAACTTCGCTGCCGAGCAGGCGAAGGCACAGCGGACGCTCATCGATAGCCTGCAGACGCAGGCGCAGATGGACACCGCGAACATCATGGCGCGCTACGGCAGCCGTGTCGCGCTCGCCAACGCCGGCCTGACCACCGTCGCGGCCACGCCGCAGACCTCCCCGCTTGTCGGGACGATCCGCTGATGGCCAAATCTCCAAAGGAGCCCGCCACCAGCCCGCTCGAACAGGAAGCCAAGGACCGGCTCGCCGCCGCGCGCGCGTGGAAAGCGCAATGGGAGATGGATTTCCGCGAGTGCTATTTCTTCGCCTCGCCGCACCGTATGCGCTTTCTCACGTCGACCGCGCTGCAGACGTCGACCCGCATCCAGGACGCCGCCCAGCTCAACACCGACGAAGCCTTCATCCTTTGCGGTGATTTTGTCACCGAGATCGTCAACGCCTTCATGCCGGAGGCCAAGCCGTGGTGCGAGCGCGGGCCCGGCATGGATCTGCCGGACGTGGTCTGGAACAAGGTGAAGGAGGACGTCCGCAAGGGCGACCAGGCCATCTTCAGCGCCATGAAGGCCTCGAACCTTTACCCCGAGGTGGCCAAGGCGTTCTATCCGGACCTGTCGATCGGCACGGTCGCGCTCTGGATCGAGCGGCCGCACTCCTCGCATCCGATCGTCAATTCGGCCATCCCGCTGCGCGAGCTCGAGATCAACCTCGGCCCCTATGGCGATGTCGACGACCGCTTCGCCGTGCGCCAGACCCGCAACGTGCACGTCCGCGAACTGGTCGGCGAGGAGATCTGGAAGAAGATCGAGGACAAGCAAGGCAAGCTGCTCAAGGAGATCACAGAGAACCCGAAGCAACACACGCAGGTGGTGTGGGGCTTCTGGCGGAAATGGGCCGACAAGACCGACGAGGTTTGGCAGCACGTCGTCATGGTCGGCAAGACCGGCAGCGACCTCGTGCACGACGTCGAGATCAAGGGCGAGGGCTGCTGCCCGCTGTGGGTCGGCCGCTTCAACCCGACCTCGGATTCGCCGTTCGGGCTCGGCCCGCTGCTGCAGGGCCTGCCGTCGCTGCGCCAGATCGACGAGATGGAAATGGCGCTTGACGAGCATTTCGATCTCTCGCTGCGCCCGCCGATCACCTATCCCTCGGACAGTTTCACCAACGTCGAGCAGGGGCTGGAATCCGGTTTCGCCTATCCGATCCAGCCGGGCACTGCGAAGGACGTCCACAAAATCTACGACGTGCCGCCAGCGCAGGAGGGCGCGTACAAATACGAGGACAAGCTGAAGAAGCTGCGCAAGCTGTTCTACGTCGACATGCCGGAGCAGACCGGCGACACGCCGCCGACGCTGGGACAATGGCTCGACGAGATGGCCCGCGCGCAGCGGCGCATCGGAACGCCAGGCCTGCCGTTCTGGCGCGACCTCAGCCAGATATTCATCCGCTACAAATACCTGCTCGAAAAGTCCGGATCGATTCCGCCCGTCAAGGTCAATGGCACGCAGGTCGCGACACTCGCGCGCAATCCGGCTCAGGCCGCGGCTGAGCAGCAGGAGCTCGCGGAGGCCGCGCGCACCGCGCAGATTTTGGCCGGGCTGTATCCCGAGGAGTGGAAGATGAACTCGGATGGTCGAGCCACAATGCAAGCGTGGCTCGATAAGGCGCGTGTGACCCTCATCAAGTTGAGGCCAATTGAACAGGTGAAGACCGCCGTTACCCAGATGGCCCAGCTTGCTGGCGGCACGCCGGGCAGCGCCGGTGATGCCGGCGGAGGAGCGCCGCAGTGACAGAAATCCGCCCGACACAGAAGGAGATCGAGGCGTCCTTGGACCGGATCGCCATGACCCCTGACGGTCAGAACCTGTACGTTTTTTTGCAGCGTCGGCTGATGAAATTGCCCGACCCGTCTCAAAGTGGTGCGTTGCGGATGAACCTCGGCGAACGCAGTTTCGCGTCCGAATTGATCGGCCTGATGGCCAAGGGGATCGCGGAAAGTGTCAACCGAACCGGTAGCAGCGCCAGTAGCAGCAGCGGAGCCGAACAGCCCGTTGTCCTCCCCGTCGCCGAACCCCGCGCCGTCCCCGGCTCCCGCGGCGCCGGCCGCCGCATCACCGCCGACACCTTCGTCCCCGGATACGACCGCCTCCCCGACGGTTAGCACCCGGCCGGAAGGACTGCCCGATAGCTACTGGGACGGCGAGAAGAACGCGGTCAAGACCGACGACCTGGTCAAGCGCTTCAACGAACTCTCGACCAAGGACGCCGCCGAGGCGGTGCGGAAGAATTCGCTGCCGCAGACCGCCGACGCCTACAAGGTCGAACTGCCCGCCGACTTCAAGGCTCCCGCCGGCGTCGATTTCAAGTTCGACGAGAAGGCGCCCGAGATCGCGCAAGCCCGCGCCATGGCGCACGCCAAGGGCTGGACGCAACAGGATTTCTCCGAGGCGCTCGGCATCTTTGCCGCCGCCAAGGTGGCAGAACAGGCCACGATCAACACCGCGCGAGCCGCGGAAGTCGCCAAGCTCGGCGCCACCGGGCCGACGCGCGTCGACGCCGTCACGCAGTGGATGGACGCGCAGGGTCTCGGCGTTCTCAAGAGCACGATGGTCACCGCCGCGCAGGTTCAGGCGTGGGAAGCGCACATCACCAAGCTGACAAGCCAGGGTACTGGCTCGTTCAGCCAGTCGCACCGCGTCGCGCCGGAGCAGAACAAGATCCCCGGCTACGAGAACATGAGTTTCGAGCAGCGTCGGTACGCTCAGGATCAACAGCGCCAGCAGCGCACCGGTTAAGGCAGGAGAACTTAGATGGCTGTCTCGCTCACCACCACGATCACGACCCCCACGAACTTCGTCGAATATGCGAAGTCGATCGACGAGAACGATCCGACCCGCACGTTCGTCGAGAACATGGTCGATCAGTCGGACGTGATGCGCGCCATCCCGATCCTCCCGGCCGAGCGCGGCAAGCGCGCCTACATGGACATCGCCTCGCTGCCCGCCGTCGGCTTCCGCGGCTTCAACGAAGCGGCGAACCAGGCGACCGGTTCGTTCAACCTGCGCGAGGAAGACACCTTCTTCATCGACGACTACATCTTCGCCGATCGCGCCATGATCGATCGCCTGGGTCCCGAGGGCAAGTACAAGCAGGAAAAGCTGAAGTCGACCGCGCTCTGCCAGTTCTTCTCGCAGAACGTCATCAAGTCCGACAATTCCGCCAACGTTCGCACGCCGAACGGCATCCAGGTTCGCTGTCTGGATTCGACCGCGAGCACCGGAAACCTCATCAACAATTCGGCCGCTTCCGGTGGCGCGGCGCTCTCGCTCACCAATCTCGACGCGCTCTACTGGCGCGTGAACAAGCCGACGCACTGGATCATGCCGCGTGGCCTGATGCCGCAGTTCGACACGGCGGCCCGCAACAACACGCTGGTCAACCAGACCATCGGCTATTCCGAGGACGATTTCGGCCGGCGCATCATCCGCTTCAAGGGTCTCCCGATCCTGTTCGGCTACGAACCGGACGACTCGCCGGATCTGCTGCCCTTCAACGAGGTTGCGGCCGGCGGCGGTGCCGCGGTCACGGCCTCGATCTACTGCGTCTCGTTCCGGCCCGGCGGCTTCTACGCCATCGAGCAGACCCCGCTTTCGGTCATGCCCGAGGGGCCGACCGTCGGCCAGCCCTTCGACTCCACCCACATCAAGTGGGATTACGGTTTCGCCCGCGAGCACCCCAAGGCACTCGCCCGCCTGACTTCCGTCACCAACGCAACGATTGTGGCCTAACCGCGCGGCTTAGACCGGCAGGAGAATTTCCATGGCTTTGACCGCAAACGCGATCCCCTCCCAGGTCACGACGTATCCGTGCCCCTACGACGCGATGCTCGCCTTCTGCGGCGCGCAGACGGTGACCGCGACCGGCTACTTCAACAACCTCAACTCGGGCCAGATCGACCTCGGCGGAGCAGCGCCGGTCTCCGCAGCTGGTCGCACCGACTTCATCTGGTCGATGGATATTACCGCCTGCGACTTTGCATCGGCGGATGAGAGCTACAAGCTCTGCCTGTTCGGCTCGAACGACGTCGCCTTCGGTAACGGCAACGTCGAACTGCTCGCCTTCCACGATCTGGCCGCCGTCACCGCGGGCCGGCAGGTCGCGACCATCCTCGGCGCATCGCCCGCCATTCCGCCCACCAATCTCGGCGGCACCATCATCCAGCTTCCGGCCACCAACCTGATGCAGCGCATCTACTACCGCTACCTGCGCATGTACGGCGTCCTCGCCGGCACCACGCCGTCGATCACGCTGACGTCATGGATCAGCCGGGCCAACATCGACGTTTAATCTTCCCAGCCTGAGGTTCATTCATGTCGCTCAAGATCGATACCAACCAGTCCGTCGTCGCCTATCACATCGCCGACGGCGCCGTGACGTTCAACTATGCGGTGGACGCCCGCCACGCGGTCTCGGCACATCCGAACGAGTGGAGCATGACGCCGTGGTCCAATGAGGATGCCGAGGCTGCACGCGCCAAGCTCCGGGACCAGGGCCGACCGGTGCCGGAGCCCGAGCCGCTCAGCCCGGAAGATCAGGCCGCGCTCGACGAGCACAACGCCGCTGTGGCTGCCGCAGCCGAGCGCCTGGCTGCATATCGCCAGAAGAAGGCTGAGGAGCAGGCCGCCGCGGACCAGGCCGCTCAGGACGAAGCGATCATCGCCTCCGCGCCGCCGAAGCCCGATCCGACGATCCGCCGTCCCTTTGGTCGCACCGGCGAGCCGACCCCGGCCGAGCTCGAGCAGATCAGGAAGCGCGAAGCCGAGAAGGCCGAGCGCGAGCGGATCCAGAAGGAAAAGGCCGATCTCGACAAGGGCGCCGGCGTCAAGATCACCGAATAGAATTACCTCCGAGGGAAGTCTTGGCCCTTCCGGGAAACCGGGAGGGCTTTTCTTGGTGCGTTGCCGGAGAGCGGAGCCGGCCGCACGGTCGCGGCATCATCCAGGAGATGCCCGATGCGCCGCGCCTTCCTCAGTCTGCTGTTCCTCGGCCTCATCGCCTCAGCGCACGCGCAGACGCCCGCCCTTCCGTACACCTACCCGGTGACCGTCGGCACCTCATCGGCGCAAGCGATCGGCACGAACGCGGCGCGCCGGCGGATCGAGTTCTACAACTCGAGCGACACCGCCAAGATCGCGGTCTGCCCGACCATCAGCCGCACCGCGACGCCGACCATCACCTGCACCGTCAACGGACCCGGCTCGATCACGCTGCTGCCGTATCAG